ATTTTCTTCATTCTCTCCTGGAATTCCTTCTCCCTCTTCTCTGCATATTCCTCGCCGGATACAACCGGATTCCCATCCTTCCCCATTCCCTTATCCTTCACCATCACGCCGATCACTCCATCCTTCTCCGGAGCCTCTACCTTCTTATCCGGAAGATCACTCGTATGATAGATCCCACTCTTCTTCGTTCTCATTCATTCCTCCATATTCATTAAATTAGCCGAATCAATCTGCTCCTGTCAACCAATTTCTTCAATATCCATGCTACCCATTACCTTCCTCCCGGTGAGATATGCCCTTAGAATCGATCTGTGAGGGTCGTTTTCTCAGATCTCCTCTTCTTCCACCTCCAGATCCTCTTTGTTCACGATTCCATTCCTCAATGTATCATTCTCCATCTTCAAAGATCGTATCTCCGCATCCTTCCCATCCATCTCAACCTTCACCTTCTCATTCATCCCCAATCGATCCAACTCCACTTCCATATTCACTCCGGGAACCTGAGAGAGCAATGTCTCCAAACTCAATCCTCCACCGAGATACAATGGCATCAAGACTTTCTCAATGTGATCCCATTGCTCTTGCGTATACACCGGGATCTCGATATCGATCTTCGAGGGATCCAATTTCGTTTTCTTCGATTCTCCATTAAACTTCCGGATCGCCTTATCAATCAACTCCTTGTATGTTGCCTTCCAGATGATCCTCTCCTTCTCTGTTCCGGCAATCACCAATTCTCTCGTATTATCCCCAGTCGCCCGATTCTTCAACAGATCTAACAATCCCAGGAAATGAACCGGGATCCCCGTAGTACCTGAGATCACCTTGATCTTCTCTGTCGCCTCATTCTTCAAGGAATCAACTCCTCCCATATTGGGAGAGGTCATCGTCAGCTTTGATCCCGAATGGACGAACGCCTTGTTGATATTCATCCGATAATCATTGAACGCCTGATTCGCATCCATCACCGAATTCTTATCCTCACATTCCACATCCAGGATCGGTGCAGAAAAGAGATGATTGATCTCTCTCCAATCTCTATAAGCCTTATCCACATCATCGATCTGAGTGAGGCATTTCATCACCTTCGGCTGTGCCTCATTCGGCTTCGTGATCCTCCCCCCGAATTTATTGTATACGAATTGGGAGGAACTCAAATTCTCCTGTGAAGTCCTCTTCGTGGGAGTCCATTTCAACTCCTTATAATTCAGGTAATCATCCTTCTCCGTAACCACTTCATACTTCGTTTCGATCCATGATATGTACCTCACACTCACCATCTTCGGATAGGATCCATCCTTAAAGTCCTTCGAATCCTCCATCGACAACTTGAGTGCAATCTTCCCCTCTATCTCCGCTTCCTTCGCCAACTCCACGGGCATCTCCTTATCCAACTTATTGAACTCGAAGAAATCCCTCACGAATTTCAACTCTGCCTCCGCATCCTTCACACTCACCCCCTCCGTAGTGATAACCTTCAATCCCTGACCAATGATAAACGCAGCTCTCAAGTCCACGACATTCCCGGTGAGGATACATCCCCATTCCGCTTTCGAATTGTACTTATCCTCAATCGCCTTAACCGCAGTCCCATAATCCCGATACTCATTCCCACTAAATCGATCCTTCTTGATCCGGGTGAGTTCCATCCCCAACATCTCCCTCGCCTTCGCAAATTGGGATCGCTCATGGATCAACCGATCGAACTCCTGAGCGGATAATTTCACCTTCCCACTCCAGGGCAATAATTTAAAATCTATAGGTGTTAACGCCATTTTCTTTCCTCCTGATCAGTATGCCGGGGAATCACTCCACATGAAAAAGCCCTTCTTCTCCAACCTCTTGAAATGAGAGAAGATCGCATATCTCACACCATCCAACCCATGATCCTTAAACTTCACAGGCTCATCCATCGGATTCCCATTCTTATCCTCTTTCCACTTATACGATCGGAACTCATCATTGAGATCCTGATTCTCTTCACGACTCACAATCTTGAATTTCTTCACCGCCACAATCCCGGCATTCACACTCCCCTGTCCCTTCTCCGCTCCTCTCACATTAAAGCCGGCATTATAAATCTCTTCGATCCGATCAGGTTCTGCAGGATCGGCATATATCACTTTCTTCCGATCTTGCTTTCCGATAATCACTTCCATTTTGCTTATAAGATCCGAGTTTGTCAATTTTCTCTCATACAGATCTTGATATAAATAGATCACCTGATCCTTGATTCCCAACCTGATCAATGCTGTAGGATTGTTGTATCCGAAATCCAACCCATAGATCACATCATCAAAATCGGAAGGATATTTCTCAAACACCGGATAATCATAGATCACTCCCTTCCACAATCCCCAGTGCCCTCTCTTATAGATCTTCTCAAACACCGGGTCATCGATCTCATTCAGAATCCCCCGGTATTCTTCTCTCTCCTCCACGATCGGATTATCCTCAATCGTAGAATGATGAAGATACGATCTCTCACTTGATCCCTCCCCGGAGTACCCATCCTCCTTCCCCTCGAAAAACATCTCCTTAATCCAGGGAGCCTTCGCCTCATCCGGATTGAAGGAAAACATGATTTGCTTATACGATGGGCTTCTCCCCCTCATCCTGATATTGATCTGATTGAAATCATCCTTCGTAAACTCCGTAGCCTCCTCCATCCATACTCCGGTAATCCCCTTGATCGATTTGATCTTATCAGGATCATCCAACCCATCGAAGATCAGATCATTCCCAAAAAATGAGAGCACCCGGAGAGATCGATTGAAATCATAAGGGAGTTCATTCTCATCCAAAATATTGAGTACCACTTCCACAACCGATTCCCAGATCCGGGATCTCACCTTCCTGAGAATAAGGAATCGATGATTCCTCTCCCCAATACACCGGAGAATCAACTTCCTTGCCGCAAATTCACTCTTCCCCGATCCTGCCCCACCGTATAGAAGGAGAAATCGATGGGAATCATTGAGAGGGATCTGGAAGGAATCCCCAAATCTAATCTTGATCTCTTTTATCTCCATTCCCTCTCTCTATGAATTCTATCTCAACCTTCAAGTGCTCGAATAGAGCCCCCCTCACATCATGTTCCACCTTCTCCACATATCCCCTGTTCTTACCCTTGCACTTAAGGAAGAATATCAAGGATATTACATCTCCCTTATTCATCTTCTCAAATAGCTTACTCTCTGCAAAATCCAGCAATGCCTCGGATTCATTGTTGATTGCAGATGCAAATTCCGGGTCTTTCTCCATCCATTCATAATAACACTGACGACTCATGTTGAGAGTTTTACAAATATGAGAAACATTCCCGGTGCTCTCATAAAACATATTAATGAAGTTTTTTTTCTTGAGCTTGGTGTTAGGAGAATCCTCTTTTTTTAATTTGTCAGATTCTGCAAGGATTATCTTTCCATCAGATTTCTTTGTCATGGTATGAACTCACTTCCGCATTCTGGACATTTGATCAGCACTTTTTTAACGATCTTTTCCATTCTTTCTTCTTCACTCAGATCCGGACATGGAGCAAATTTGGCCACACATTCTTTCATGGGCTTAGGCTTAAAAGTCTGGATCTTGAATATTCTCATATTGACAGTGTTTTTTCCATACTTCTCATAGATCTCGGCAACCTTCTCTTGATTTGTCATTCCCACCTGATCATTATCAGAGAGGGCATACTCAAGCATTCTTGCCTCTGTATTGGGATAGACGATTGTCGCATCAACTTCCGTATGTCCCATTTCTTTTATGGCATGATATCGGGTATTCCCTCCCAGAATTATATAATGCCCTTTCTTCTGGGGGTCTGGACAGACCAGGAATCTTCTGTAAATACCCAGGCTTTCGATCTGTTCTTTAAGTCTTGAATAATCTTCTTTCAGGACTTCTCTTGGATTAAGCTCCCAGGGATGAACGCTGGAGATAGGAACGGTGATCTCCTTCATTTATCCAGCACCTTCACGAATTTGATAATCCCCCTCTTCCTCTGAGCCCTCGCCACCAAAAGATACATCATTGATACATCCCCCTTTTTGTGGGCACAGGTATTCCGGAGATATTTCACCTTCACCATCGGTCCCAACTTCCCCATTATTGGACTCCCTTCAAAAATGTATCGATCTTATTGAAGATCTCCCGGATATCACCCTTCACTTCTTTCCGGAAATCCTTCCGATCCTCCTGATCCTCTTCTCTCATTTTTT